TGTTGCCATCATGAAGGAATCTTTTGGTACACTGAATATCGAGTATGTGATTGGTGAGCAGCGTATGACGGTGCGACAACTGTTGCAAGAACTAGGCACAGAAGTAATGCGCAAAGGGTTACACGAGAACGTGTGGGTCAATGCGCTGATGGCAGACTACCGTTTTCCTAAGTTGTCGCAATACAATCCCAGCCACTGGATTGTAACTGACGTACGCTTTCCTAATGAGGCTCAGGCAATTCAAGACCAGAGTGGGTTGCTGTTGCGCATTGAGCGTCCGGGCATACCACTTAGTGACCATGCTTCTGAGACAGCGCTTGATGAGTACCCATTTATGCATGTAATTGTCAACGACGGTGACCTGAATGACCTCATCAACAAGGTTAGAAAACTAATGACAGAACTAAATATTATTGAGCAATGAGACACTACATTATAGATACCACTGACGATAGCGTCCAGTATTACCTGGACCAATTTGTTGATGACCAAACAGGTCACGACGTATACCGCTTAAGTTATAGCAAGAGTGAACACTGGAGTGATCACGTAAGAGATACCACCATCCTGACAGTAACCAATGACGGCAACGGGTTCAAGATCAAGTGGGAAGAAAAGCCAGGAAAGAACTACCTGGATTACAGCCAGATGCGCGAGCTTCAGATGGTATTGACTTTCATACAGAAAACAGACTCTGTTGACAACGATGTTATGATCCTGAAGCACGACGAACTGACACGTCTGTAAACACAAAGTCCCCACCGTTGTGAGGACCTTGCGGAAGAAACCAACTATAAACAAACTACTATGTAGTTCTTTTTCAGGTTAAGCTTTTGAGCATCTCTATCATCTTAGGATGAGGGTAGATGTCTACTTTGTCTTTTCTGACAGAGTTATGGGTAAACACACCTGCCTCTCCCTTGAGAGCGCGGGGTGTTACCGCCCAGATGTCTTCGTTGTATGTCAGTGGAATGCCATACTTATCTTTCCATAACAACAGCAACTGCTTCACAGACTCGATCTGTGCGTCTGTGTAATTGTGAAAGTACTTGTGACCTTTGTAAGGTGTAGCCAGTTCACAGACTTCATTCGCAGGCACTTCTCTACCTACGTAGTTAATGAACTTGTTTCCTTGTTTTGTAAGCTGTCCCCAGTTACAGATTTCTATACCTATGCTGATTTTATCCAGTCTTTGGTAAGGGATTTTGTATGCGGCAAACACGCTTTCAGGAATACCCAGGTGGTATGCCCAAAATTTAGAACTGAAACCTTGCACGATCTGACCATCCAGTTCAGGTTTGCCGGCAATCTTTCCACTAATGGAAACACATGTGGCAATGCGATCAGCATTACCTGCCCAGCCTCTGAACGTAGCTTCAGCGTCTGCGTTACCCGCAGTGTGGTGCAGGTAAATCTGTTTTTTAGGATGTTCCTCCTGCAAATACTGCGTGGCAGGAAATTCAATTTGTTTGAGGTTCATAGGGTTAGCGTTTAAATGAAATTTTCCAGTAGGAAGACAGTGAGTACGTCATGATACCCCGTGTATCCAAACCTGCGCTTAATCCAAAGATTTGGTCTTTCTTGTTCTTGAACAGGATACCAGCCTGGACATTGGATACAGCAACAGGATAGGTGGCACCAACGGCACCACCCACATACACCTGTCGCTTAGGTGGTAGGGGAATAGTCTTAGTAACAGTAATTGTAGGGATCTTGTAATTGTGGATGTACAGTCGCTGGGCAAGCATGTTCTTGCGCACCGTGTCTGTCAGAACAACGGTACCTATTGAGTCAATGTAGATCGTGTCCTGGTAAATATTCTTACTGGCATACTTTGCTACCAGGTTTTCAAACTGCTGCTTCAGTGCAGCGTAGTTGGTGTCAGGAACCATCCATGGTTCACGCACGTACTGCGTATCTGTTTTGTGTATCGTTACACGCTTGGTCTCTGTTTTGACAATGTCCTTGTACACAGTGTCCACATGGACACCTGGCTCCGGGGTGGACACCTCAGGGCACTTAGGTGTGCAGGCACGTTGTAGCAGGATAATAAAAACCAGGACCAGAATGATCCCGGTAAAGAAGCTGGTTTTGCGGTCAATCATAGGGGATTAGATATCAGGCGTTGTATCCTTCTTAGCCTTGGTCTTTTTAGGTGGAGCTGGTGGCTCAGCGTCTTGTCCCATAGCATCTACTAGGTCATCGCTCTTGCGACCGATCAGGGTTTTGATGCGGGTCCAGATGTCTTGTTTGGTTACCGCTTCAATGCTTTCTATGATGCTCTTGAATTCTATAATGGCAATCACTGTACCTACCAGTTTAGCTACTGGTAACATTTCTGTAAGGACATACTTCTCAATCAGAAAAGATGAGATGATGGCCAACTGGTATAACAACAGCTTGGTGACGGTGTCACTCATACGTCTGGAACGTATACGTTGTTTGAGTTTGAGGGCCTTCCAGATGCCGACCACCAGGTCAGCGCCTACAAGGAATCCTACGGTGAGCATCAGCTCTTTGATCGGCAACAGGATAGATAAAGACGCCAGTAACCAGACCTTGGTTTTCATAAGGAATGCAAAGTTCATATTGTAGAGATAAAAAGATACTTTCTCCACCACCCTCTACAAGAATATACGCAATTATGTGACTCAGCGCGCACTTTCAAAAACTTAATTCATATGTGCAGAATGTCTGGAAATTATTTTGTAGACTATATGTGCAGGTCTACAATATGCTCCTATATTTGCAGCCCTCATTTAGGCACACACACTAATTTTTAATCCCAACCTTATGGCAGAAACACCCATCCGCCCAGGGGACTTGTCGTCTTCAACACCCTGGGGCCCAGTAGGTTACGTTACCTACAAGCGCACCTATTCGCGCCCAACAAAGAATGGAAAAACAGAAGAATGGCAGGACACAGTTGACCGTGTGGTCAAGGCTTGCCGCGAGCAGTTGAACGTAGGCTTTATACCATCGGAGGAAGCTGCAGTTCGTCACATGATGATGAACCTGAAAGGCACTGTGGCAGGACGATTCCTGTGGCAGTTAGGTACTAAAACGGTAGACCGCTTAGGTTTGCCTTCATTACAGAATTGTGCGTTCGTTGTCGTGGACGCACCGATCAGACCCTTCACCTGGACATTTGAGATGCTCATGTTAGGTTCTGGTGTTGGATTCAACATCCAGCGCGAGCACGTATACCAGATCCCTAAGGTCCTGAAGAAAGTAAAGATTGAACGCAAAGACGTTAACGATGCAGACTTCATTGTACCAGACTCAAGAGAAGGCTGGGTAGAATTGCTTCAACGTGTATTGGAAGCTTCATTTGTAACTGGTAAAGGCTTCAGCTTTGCCACGCATCTGATCCGCTCCAAGGGTTCACCCATCAAAGGTTTTGGCGGGGTAGCTTCTGGACCGGAGGATCTGGTTTGGGGCATGCTCCAGATCAATGAGGTCCTGAACTCACGTGCTGGTAAACGCCTACGTCCTATCGATTGTCTGGACATGATGAACATTATTGGCCGCATCGTCGTGGCTGGTAACGTAAGACGCTCAGCGCAGATTGCATTGGGTGACTATGACGATTTTGAATTCCTGCGCGCTAAGCGTTGGGACCTGGGAGGCATCCCCAACTGGAGAGCGATGAGTAACAACTCCGTAATCTGTGACGATGTGACCAAGTTACCAGAAGAGTTCTGGGAAGGATACAAGGGTAATGGTGAACCGTATGGTCTCATCAACCTGGAGGCAGCCCGTCGCATGGGTCGCACTGGTGAGGTCCAGTATCCAGACCATGACGTAATGGGATTCAACCCATGCGCGGAACAATCCCTGGCCAACTATGAGACCTGCTGTCTGGCAGAAATTTATCTGCCCAACATCACCAGCAAAGATGAGTTGTACGAAGTAGCAAGATTGTTGTACCGTATCAACAAACACTCACTGGCAATTAAGTGTGCAGTACAGGAAACGGAAGACATCGTGCACAAGAACATGCGTATGGGTATCGGGGTGACCGGATACTTACAAGCCACTGAAGAACAGAAAAGCTGGTTATCAGGCTGTTACAATTACCTGAGAGCCTATGACGAGGAGTACAGCAAAGCCAAAGGATTCAATCCTTCCATCAAGCTGACCACCGTCAAGCCTTCTGGTACCTTGAGTTTGTTGGCTGGTGTGACATCAGGTGCTCATCCAGGTTACTCGCAGTACTACATCCGCCGTATCCGTATGGCTTCTGACAGCCCGATTGTGGGTGTGTGCAAGAGCCATGGTTACCACGTAGAGTTCCAGCGCAACTTTGACGGGACGGAAGATCACTCTACTGTAGTGGTGTCTTTCCCTTGCAAGTTTC